GGTCCTCTGGTACAAGCTGTATTCCCCAGTGGAGAGAAGGACGATCAGAGTACACTTAGTTTCCTTAAAAAGGTGTGTGATGTGGAACTTGATCGCTATATTGAGGGTGCTTATGAAGAAATGGCAACCTATGTAAACGCATATGATCAGAAGATGGTCATGAAGCGTGAGAATATAGCAAACAAAGGTATATGGACAGCGAAGAAGAGATACATCCTTAACGTATGGAATAGTGAGGGTGTCCAGTATGACAAACCTAAACTAAAGATGATGGGTATTGAAGCTGTTAAGTCTTCAACACCTGCACCATGTCGTACTGCCATTAAGGAAGCACTTAATGTTATAATGACTGGTAGTGAGGAGAATACCCAGAAGTATATTAAAAACTTCCGAGAGAAGTTTGAAGCAATGTCACCAGAGGAAGTAGCATTCCCACGTGGTTGCAATAATATAGCAAAGAATACATCCAGTGCTACCATATATGGTAAGGGATGTCCCATGCATGTCAGGGGTGCTCTACTATACAACTTCTATATTAAGAAGAGGAAGTTACAGCACAAGTATCCTGTCATACAGGAGGGTGAGAAGATCAAATACATACATCTTCGGACACCTAATAAGATTAATGAGAATATAATCTCATTCTTCCAGACTCTTCCATCCGAATTTGGGCTTGACGAATCCATCGACTATGACCTACAATTTGAGAAGAGTTTCCTTGCTCCCCTAAAAGCTATCCTTGATACGATAGGGTGGAAGGCAGAGAAAGTAAACACATTAGAAGCACTTTGGTCATGAGTTTTTTAAAAGATATAGTTAAGGAAATAGACAATGAATACGCTGCTGTCGTTAGTGATGGTGTCGCTGCTGGTGACACTAGTGGTTATATCGACACAGGTTCGTACATCTTTAACGGACTTGTCAGTGGATCCATCAACAAAGGGGTTCCAGGAAACAAAATCACTGCTATTGCAGGTGAATCAAGCACAGGTAAAACGTTTTTCTGTCTTGGTATCGTACGTCATTTCCTCGAATCTAATCCTGATGGTGGCGTTATTTATTTTGAGTCTGAAAGTGCGATAAGCAAAGACCTGATTGAGAATCGTGACATAGATTCCAGTCGTATGATATTGGTACCAGTTAATACTGTCCAAGAGTTTAGGACACAGGCAATAAAGATTCTTGACAAGTATATGTCAGAGAAGAATCAACCACCTATGATGATGGTGTTAGATTCACTGGGTATGTTATCCACTTCTAAGGAGATGGAAGACAGTGAAGCAGGTAAAGAAACCAGAGATATGACAAGGGCACAGGTAGTTAAAGCTATCTTCCGTGTGCTTACCCTCAAACTAGGTAAGGCAAATGTTCCTCTAATAGTTACCAACCATACATATGATGTGGTCGGTGCATATATGCCAACCAAAGAGATGGGTGGAGGATCTGGTCTTAAGTATGCTGCTTCTAATATCATCTACCTTAGCAAGTCTAAGGAGAAGGATGGTAAGGAGGTAGTAGGTAATATTATTAAAGCTAAACTTGCTAAGTCAAGGTTGGCGAAGGAGAATTCCCAGGTGTCGATTCGCTTATATTATGATGAGCGTGGTTTAGATCGTTACTATGGTCTGTTAGAATTAGGGGAGAAGTATGGAGTCTTCCAACGTAAGGGTAACCGTATTGTCATTGGTGATGATTCAGTCTATCCATCAGTTGTATATAAAGACCCAGAAAAATACATTACTCCAGAAATTTTACAAGCACTAGATGAGTGTGCAGCAAAAGAGTTTTCCTATGGATCTTAAAGATTACATCGTCACCTATGATGACGTGCTTGATGTCAATACATGTAAGAATGCTATTGAGTTCTTCAATGAAGATCATGATGCCGTCACCAGATATGATGCTGAGATGTGTGGGTTCTCATGTCTTAACTTAACTGAAGAGGTTGAAGTTAAGAAGAGTCCCAAGTGGAACCCTGTTAACCAACAGGTAGTCTTAGCAATTAAGAAGTGTGGTGAAAGATACATGAAAGATGTTGACTGTGAAAGGTATTGGCCTAGGCAGAATTCCTTAGAGCAGATCAAGATAAACAAGTATCAATACAAGACAAGTGATAGGTTTGATCGTCACATTGATGTGGGTGATCATAATTCAGCAAGGAGATTTCTTACATACGTTATCTACTTGAATGATATTGAGGAAGGTGGAGCAACATACTTCAATGACCTTGACCTTGAAATTCCTGCTAAGTGTGGTAGAGTATTAATGTTCCCTTCAGTGTGGACATTTCCTCATTCATATATCGCACCTAAGACTGAGGATAAGTATGCCATCTCTACTTACTTACATTATACATGACCTTAAAGATTGAAGAGATCACCCTTAGTAAACTAATCCTCAACGACACGTATACTAAGAAGGTCTTACCTTTTATAAAGGATGATTACTTTGATGCACCCTCACACAAAGTACTGTTTAGTACCTTGTCTGAGTATGTTAATAAGTTTGAAACCACCCCCGAACCCAACGCCCTAAAGATAGAAGTAGAGAAACGTCGGGACATCTCCGAAGAAATATACAAGGAGGTTGAGCAGTTTCTTAATAATTTAGATAGGGATCATTATAACGAGGACTGGTTAATCGAGACCACTGAGAAGTGGTGTAAAGAGAAAGCAATTTACATTGCCTTAATGGAGTCTGTCAAGATTGCTGACGGACAGGACAAAACACGTACTAAGGATGCGATACCAAGTATCATGTCCGAGGCTCTTGGTGTGTGCTTTGACGATCATGTAGGACACGATTACATACAAGACTCTGATGAAAGATATGACTTCTATCACAAGAAGGAAGAAAAGATTCCGTTTGATATCGAGTATCTTAACAAGATTACCAAAGGTGGTCTACCTAATAAGACTCTTAATATCGCACTCGCTGGTACAGGTGTCGGGAAAAGTCTATTCATGTGCCATATGGCTAGCTCCGTGCTGCTACAAGGCAGGAACGTACTCTACATTACAATGGAGATGGCAGAGGAGAAGATTGCTGAGCGAATTGATGCCAACCTCTTGGACATCCCAATCCAACAACTCAACAGCCCCCTCCTCACAAAAGAAAAGTACTCCTCCAAGTTGCTTCAGTTAAAGCAGAAGACACAAGGAAAACTTATCATCAAGGAGTATCCCACAGCGTCAGCACATGTGGGACACTTCAAGGCACTCTTAAATGAGTTGTCTATGAAGAAGGGATTCAGTCCTGATATTATCTTCATTGATTACCTTAATATATGTGCATCGTCACGATATAAAGGTACCATAGTCAACAGTTACACCTATGTCAAAGCAATCGCAGAGGAACTCAGGGGCTTGGCAGTCGAGCAAAACGTACCGATTGTATCAGCGACACAAACCACTCGTGCAGGGTTTGGTAGTAGTGATGTTGATCTTACTGACACCTCTGAATCCTTTGGTCTTCCTGCCACAGCTGATCTTATGCTTGCTCTTATTAGTACCGAGGATCTAGAGGGTCTTAATCAGATAATGGTTAAGCAGTTGAAGAATAGATACAATGACCCTACAATGTATAAGAGATTCGTTGTAGGTATTGACAGATCGAAGATGAGGCTGTATGATTGTGATCAACAGGATGACATCATCGACGCTGGTGATATAGAACCAGTTACTGACACTAAAAAAACATTCGAGGGATTTAAAGTCTAATGTCTGAACAAGATCTAACTAATATGCCACCCCAGAATCCTGATCAGGATGCTGAGGCAGAGAGAATTAATAATCAGATGCGTGATGAATCTGAGAAGCAGCAGGAGAGAAGTAAGAAGATCCTTGATGAGACTCCTAAGTCTCCTGAAGAGATGCTTGATGATGAGAGGATGGGTCGTGCACCTTCTTCTAAGAAGAGACTAGAGCAGCAGGTAAAGAATAAGGAGAAGGCAAAGAAAGAAGGTGAGAAGAAGTTTGAGATTGACCTAGACAACTACATGGAGTTTGTAGACAGGGTTACATCACCTGCTAGTAAGGATTACAATGCTTTACTTGCACGGTATGGTGAGTTGAAGGCAGCAGGTTGTAAGATAGAGAGACTAGACACTGCTGGTAGTGGTCTCGCTGCTGAGTCTGGTGAGTTTATGGAGATCGTTAAGAAACTTAAGTTTCAAGGTAAACCATATGATGCTAAGACTAAGGAGCACCTAGAGAAAGAGTTGGGTGATATTATATGGTATGCAGCACAAGCAGCACTAGCATTGGGTCTTAGACTTGATGAGGTCATCTATACTAACACTCTTAAGTTAGCATCACGCTATCCAGGAGAGATGTTTAACGTAGACTACTCTGAGAATAGAGCACCAGGAGATATCTAATGCACGACGATACACATCCTGATCCACTACATACACCACCTTATACTAATGGTAGTCTGTCTGTAGTGGTACCAATGGATGATTTCAAACTCATCCTACAACAGATGTGGAAGTCTCGTGCTACTGAACCTAAGATGGGTGAGTTGTATAAGAAGTATAAAGAACTAACTACATTTGAAGATGAGATACCCAGTTGACATAGACAAGGGGAATGAGTTTGCTAAATCCATCAAGGCACCTGGTCTTGGTGGGTTTTCTGGTATGTTTCCCTTGCAAGACTTTGAAGAGTATGACGAACCAGTACTATTATCTGGTGCTGATGGAGTAGG